GGGGCGCCGTCGCGTGGTCGCCACCCCGCCCCGCGTCAATTCGGGAGAACGGCGCTACGGCCTCGAGCCTGCCCGATCGGGACGAATTGATCGCCCTGGCATGCCCTCAGCCGGTCGGAATCGTCGCCGGCTGGCACTATCCCCCACCGAAAACGCGCCGCGGCTGGTAATCCGCGATCCTCGCGACTTACCGTCCGTTCACCCCGCCGCTGTCGACCTCGCCGCCGCCGCCGCGGAGCTGTGCCCCCCCTGAGAACCTCGAGGCTGTCCCACCGGTTACCCCGTGCCCGCGCCTGCCTCGCCACCCCGTGGCACGCCTCGCCACCCCGTAGGCGTAGCGACGTCGACGACGGGGCGAAACGCCGCCGGCCGTCCCGCTCGGCGTCCCCAGGACGACGTCGACGACGTCCTGGCACCGCCCAGCCGGTCGCACGGGCGACGGGGAAGGGAAGGTGTGCCGAGCAGCGGCGGTGCCCCCCGAAGGGGGGTGGGGGGCCGCCGTAATTCAAGTATTATTACTGGAGGGACGGTGCGTATGATTTTGACAAGTGGGCGGAATGCAGGGCCGTGGGTGACTTGGCACCATGTCATATACGTCTACCGTATACGGAGGGGGGAGATTCTCTGGGAGGAGAATCTCCCCCCCGTTACCGTATAGGTCAAGTGTCCCACTATTTTCTTCTTGGGACACCGCGGCTAGTGTGTAGAGCATCTGTCCAGGAGGTTGTCGTGGCTCAAAATGGTGGTGGTAAGGGTTGGAAGGAAGATCCTTCGTCGGGTGAGAAGGTTATGCCTGATCGGTGGGCGTTGTTTTTGGATTGGTTGTTGTTGGGGTTGGATCGTGTGCCGGCGACTCAGCGTGATTGGGCGGCTGAGAATGGGTTGCATGAGGATTCGTTGCGGCGTTGGAAGCGGGATCCTCGGTTTGTGCGTGAGTGGGACCGTCGGGCTGCTGAATTGAATGTGCATCCCGAGAGGACGCAGCGGGTGATCGATGCTTTGTTTGCGGCTGCTGCTGGTGGTGACATTAAGGCTGCTGCGTTGTATTTGCAGTATGTTGATAAGTTTACGCCGAAGCGTCGAATCGTTGTTGATGATGAGCGTGATGCGTTGTCGTTGTCGGATGGTGATTTGGTGGCGGAGATTGAGGCGGAGTTGGCTGCGTTGAGGGTGCCTGATGGATCCTGATGGTGGGGTGGAGTGGGAGAGTTTGGCGGATTGGTATGTCGGGTCGGATGATGTGTTACAGTGTGGGGTGGAAACTCCCGACGAATGTGAGGCTTGTCAATGAATTTTGTAGAGTGGATGCAGCATGGTATGGACAGTGGGTTTTGTTCTGATGGTGTGTGCGACACCCATGAGGGTTTGTGGGATGTGTTGACGGAGGAGGAGCAGGTAGCCTGGGATGAGGGTGACGATCCGTGCATTGGTGTGGTTCGTATTTGGCCCCAGGAGCCTCCTGAGTAGCGGTGGGGCAGGCGGGTGACGTTTCTAAGGTTCTCATGGCTGTGGCTGCTCTTGTTGCTGCCGTGGGGGGCTTTGTGGTGGCTGTGTGGGGGGATTCTCCAGACTCTTCGTCTAGGGGTGTGACTATTGTTTTGCGTGAGGTTGGCGATTACGAACGCTTTTTGGACGATAATCCCAGCCATTGGCGAGAGTGAGTTGTTTCGATGAGTCGCCTGGGCGAGTTGCGGCGGGAGGCTGAGTGGCGGCGGTGTCAACGCGATGAGCAATATTTTTTGGAGAAGTATTGGCATATAGCGCATCCTGCTCGGGGCCGTATCTTGTTCGAGTTGCGTGCTGCTCAGTCGGCTGCTTTGGGTCAGTGGCGTGATGAGCGGTATAGTTTGACGTTGAAGGCGCGTCAAATCGGGTGGACGACGTTGGTTGCTGCTCACCAGTTTTGGTTGGCGTTTTTTCATCCTGATCAGAACATTATTGATTTGTCGCGCACTGAGCGTGAGGCAGTGTTGTTGTTGCGTAAAACGAAGTATGGGGCTTCGCATTTGCCGAAGTGGCTGGTGGAGCGGGGACCGAAGTCGCTGGTCGAACATCAGCAACGCATGATGTTCGACAACGGGTCGCAGATTACGTCGATGCCGTCAGCGTCGGATCCGGCTCGGGGGGAGTCTGCGACGTTGGTGGTGGTTGATGAGTGGGCGTTTTTGCCGAATCCTGAGGAGGCGTGGTCGTCGATTGAGCCGGTGGCGGATGTGGGTGGTCGGATTATTGGTTTGTCGACGGCGAATGGGTCGGGTAATTTTTTTCATCAGTTGTGGGTGGGGGCTTCTACGGGGGCGAATAATTTTGTGCCGATGTTTTTTCCGTGGTCTGCTTCGGAGGATCGGGGTGAGGAGTGGTATGAGTCGAAGCGGGAGGCGATGTTGCCTTGGCAGTTGGCTCAGGAGTATCCGTCTTCTGCGGAGGAGGCGTTTGTGAAGTCGGGGAATCCTGTGTTTGATTTGGATGTGTTGTCGGAGTTGGCTTTGGCGGTGCGTTCGGGTCGGGTGGGGTATTTGCATCGGGTGTCTTCGAGGGCGGTGGAGTTTCGTGTTTGAGGTTTGGTGTGAGCCGCAGTTGCAGCATGGGTATGTGTTGGGGGTTGATACGGCTGAGGGTTTGGGTCATGGTGATTATTCGTGTATCCAGGTGTTGGATTTGAACACGGGGGAGCAGGTGGCTGTGTGGCATGGGCATATTGCGCCTGATGAGTTGGCTGATGAGGTGTTGTCGGTTGGGTTGTGGTATCGGGATGCGTTGTGTTGTGTGGAGTCGAATAATCATGGTTTGACGACGTTGACGGTGTTGCGTCAGTTGGGGTATCCGAATCTGTTTAGGAAGCGGACGTTGAATCAGGCGACGTCTAAGGTGTCGCAGGAGTTTGGGTGGAAGACGACTCGGACGTCGAAGCCGTTGTTGATTGATGATTTGGGTACGGCGTTGAGGGTGGGGGAGTTGACGTTGTATGATGAGCATACGTTTGCGGAGTTGCGGACGTTTGTGCGGAATGAGCGGGGGTCGATGTCGGGTTCGCCGTTTGATGATCGTGTCATTGCGTTGGCTTTGGCGAATCAGATGCGGAAGTATGCGTATGCGCCTGAGTTTGTTCAGAAGGTTGATGATTATTGGACTGTTGATTGGTTTAAGCGGTTGGCGTTGCGTGAGGAGGTTGGGGAGGATCCGTTGAGGATTGGGGCTAGTTCGGTGCGTGGGACACGCCGTCTAGGTTTATAGGCAATGTTCATTTTGAGAAGGAGTGGCCTGTATGGCTAAGAATTTTGTTTCGCATACGAGCGGCACTGAGACGGTTGATGGCCCGAAGGGGAAGAACAATCGTTTGGAGCGTGGCGCTTCGGTTGTGAAGAATCCGATTTGGCGCCCTGGTGGTCCGCAGTCGCCTAAGCAGCGGCAGTCTGATCCGAAGTATGTGAATCAGACCAACGATGAGGGTTCTGTTTCGCCGCGGTCGACGCCGAAGAATCAGCATGGTACGACGGGTAAGGTTGAGCCTGCTTCTAAGCAGCCGAATTACCGCGGCCATAACGCCGGTTGATCGTGGCGGTTTTGCCGCCCGAAGCGTCGTTCGACGAGTTTGTCGCGTATACGCTTGGGGTGCGAGGCGATGTTGGGGACGCCGAGTTGCAGGATCTGTGGCTGTGGCGTCAGAAGTTGCTGACCGTCAAGATCAATGCTGGTACGGGCATACAGTCCCTGCTGCCCGACGATGAGAAGGGTTTGACTAACCGCGAGCGTGAGCGTAAGACGTTTGCTGAGGCGAAGTCGCAGGGTCGCAATATTGAGAAACTTCCTGAGAAGGCGACGTTTTGATGGCTAAGAAGACGCGTGCCGAGTTGCATGAGGCGTACCAGGAGCGGTTGAATACGTCGCGTCGTTGGCGTGAGGAAGAGCAGTACGATGAGACTTGGCGCCGGCTGAGAGATTTGTATCGGGGGAAGCATTGGCCGATGACGACGATGGCGCAGCGCGATTTGATCGCTGTCAATTTGGCGTTTTCGACGATTAATGTTATTGCGCCTTCTGTTGCGGTGAATCATCCGAAGATTGTTGTGTCGGCAACTGAGTCGTCGAATGAGGGTCGTGCCGGTTATGTGGAGGCTGTTGCTAATTATTTGTGGCGGCATCACGATTTCCGTGCGCCGTTTCGTCGCGCTGTCAAGGATTTCTTGATCTTTGGGCATGGGTGGATCAAGGTGGGTTGGCGTTTCTTGGAGCAGGAGCGGCTTCTCAGCATGTCGGAACGTACCGATATGTATGAGCAGGCGCAGTCTGAGGTTGACTTGTTTGCCGGCGAGATGCCTGATTTGGCGGGTTCGTTGCCGACGAACGAGGAGGTTCTGGCGAACCTCCCTGATACGAAGATGACGATCGTGGAGGATCAGCCGTTTGCGGAGCGTGTGTCGCCGTTTGATGTGTTTGTTGATCCTGAGGCGACTTGCATCGATGACATGGTGTGGATTGCTCAACGTATCGTGCGGCCCTTGGAGGATGCTCAGAAGGACAGACGGTACAAGCCTTCGGTGAGGAAGCGGTTGACGGCTGATGCTGGGGTGAACCCGAAGTATTCGGATGCGTTTGACGATAGCCATGACTGGGATCGTTTGGAGGAGCGTGTCACAATATGGGAATATTATGATGTGACTGAGAATACGATGGCGGTGTTCGCTGAGAACAGTGAGGAGTTCCTGGTTGATCCTGTTCCGATGCCGTATGCGTATGGGCAACCGTTTGTGATGATTCGGAACTATGATGTTCCTGATTTCTTTTACCCGATTGGCGATTTGGAGTCTATTGAGTCGTTGCAGTTGGAGTTGGATAAGACGCGCTCGCAGTTGATGAATGACAGGAAGCGGTATGCCCGCAAGTACCTGTACCATGAGCGCAGTTTCGGCCCTGAGGGCCGGCAGGCGCTGGAATCGGATATGGACGGCCAGTTTGTTCCTGTTGTAGACGAGAACAAGCCGTTACAGGAAACGGTTGTTCCGTTGCCGCAGGTTCCGATTTCGCCTGAGATTTACGATTACAGCGCCACGATCGAAGATGATATCAATACGGTTAGTGGCATTTCGGAGTATGCGCGGGGCGCTATGCCTGAGATTCGGCGTACTGCTACGGAGGCGTCGATTATTGCTGACGCGCAGAATGCGCGTGCTGCTGACAAGTTGGCGATTGTTGAGTTGTCGATTGGTGCTATTGCCCGTCGTGTCATTCAGTTGATGCAGCAGTATATGACGGGGGAGCATGTGGCTCGCATTATTGAGACTGGCGGGGAGGAAATATTTGTTGGCTATACGCGTGATGATATTGCCGGCGAGTACGATTTTTCTGTTGAGGCGGGTTCGACGCAACCGATGAACGATACGATTCGTAAGCAACAGGCGATCAGTTTGTTGAATGCGGTGGCGCCGTTGATTGGTACTGTTATTGATCCTGCGGCGATAGCGATCCATATTTTGGAAACGGGGTTTGGTATCAAGGATCCGCAGAAGTTTCTTATTCAGCAGCAGCAGGCTGCGCCGCCGCCCGACGGGGCTGCAGCGGGCGCGCCTCCTGCGGGCGCCATAGCGGCGCCCCCGCCGCCCCCTGGCCCCCCCCTGGGTGGCGGTGGTGCCCCTGTTCCGTCGGGGGCTTTCGCTCCGACGGGGGGTATTCCGCCAGAGTTGCTGGCGCAGTTGCAGGGCCAGATGGGTTTGGAACTGCCGTCGCTCTAGTGGGACACTCTTTTCGTATATGTAGAGCAACCGTTCGCGGACTCTGAGGAGGCGAGATGCCAGAAGACAACGAATTGTCGGAATCCACACAGGTGGACAATCCGAGCGGTTCAGCAGAAGTAGGGACGGAACCTGGAGGTTCCCACACTGTCAAGATTGATGGTGCGGAACATCAGGTCAGCCTGAACGAACTTCGTGATGGTTACCAACGTCAGGCGGATTACACCCGTAAGACGCAGGAGTTGGCAACCGAGCGTCAGCGTTTACAGCAAGCAGAGACTATCGTGGCAGCCTTGGAGGCTGATCCTGCGAACACTCTGCAGGCTTTATCAACTGCTTTCGGGATCGATGCGGACACCCAGGCAGCCCCGAACACGGATTTAGAACCGTGGGAGGAAGGCTACCAGGATCCGAACGACTTGCGAATAGCGAAGATCGAAGCCACGTTGGATCGTCAGGCGCAAGCAGACAGACAACAGGTGTTGCAAAGTGAGGTTATGGCGCTGAAGCAGCAGTATGGTGATTTCGACGCTCAGGCGTTGTATCAGCATGCTCTGAAAAACAAGATTCCGAATCTGTCAGCCGCTTTTACACACATGCATTTTGGAGAGGTTGCTGCCGCTGCACAGCGGTTGCAGGCTGATCAGAATGTTACTGAAGCGAAGCGTAGCGGTGTTCCTGTGGCGGGTGGTAATTCCACTCAGTCGGGGGCTGTCGTTAGTGGAGCCGATGTGCGTAAAAAGGTTTCGTCGATTCGGGAAGCGTTTAATCTCGCCAAGCAACAGCACGGATAGTAAAGCGAGGTGAGGATACAAAATGGCTGGTAACAGTAATTTTGACGAGATTCTCTCCACTACGCTGAAAAACTATATTCCGAAGTTGACTGACAACATCTTCTCAGCGCGTCCCCTTTTCTATGCGTTGACGAACGGTCAGACAATTCGGCGTATCAGCGGTGGATCGAATATCGTAGTGCCGATCATCTATGGCACAAACAGCACTGCTGCCTCGTACAGCGGAACCGACACTATTGCGGTCACGGCTCAGACAGGCATTTCTGCCGCTGAGTACGACTGGAAGCAGTACGCGGTTACGGTGACGATCAGCGGTATCGAAGAAGCCAAGAACAATGGTGAGGCTCAGATCATCGACCTGCTGGAAGGCAAAATCTTCCAGGCTCAGGAGACGGTCATTGAGAACATGAACACCATGTTTTGGGCAGACGGAACGGGCAACGGCGGTAAGGACTGGATTGGTCTGGACCTGATTGTGACGAAGCCCAATACGTCACTCGGTGGGATTGACCCGACTGGTGCGGGTAACTCCTGGTGGGCGTCGACGGAAACAGACGAAAGCGGCGTTTTGGCGCTGGCTTCGATGGCGAGAGTCTATAACACTGTTTCGGTCGGTAACGATCAGCCCACCATCATCATCACAACCCAGGTGGCTTACGAAGCATATGAGGCGCTTCTGACAAGCAACATTCGTTACACCGACACTGATGTCGCGGATGCTGGTTTCCAGAACCTCATGTTCAAGGGTGCCCCGTGTACCTTTGACGGGGCTTGTACCACGGGTGAGATGATGTTCCTGAACACCAAGTACCTGCAGTTGGTGGCACATAGCGATGTCTGGTTCAAGCCGACACCGTTCGTGCGTCCCACTAACCAGGACGCGGTCTTCTCGCAGTTGCTGTCTTACGGCAACTTGACTTGCAGCAACCGCGCTCGGCAGGGCTACCTGTTCGGAATCACAAACACCTGATTCCCTTTTGGATAGGCGGGGATCACATTCGGTGGTCCCCGCCCTATCCGCGGAGACATAATGGCTAGAGAACTTGCGGTAGGTTACGGCACCAGTCGGCGTCCTTATGGGCAACCGAAGGACGGCTTTCGGAACGCAACTCCGAAAGAGCATGCCATAGCACGATCCCGCAATGTTCAGCCGATGCATCCGATTCAGGACGAAATGCCAGCAACAGGTTGTGCAGCGACAACAGTTTCGGGGCAGCCCTGTAAGGCCCATCCGAAGGTGGGGGAAAATTTTTGCGCGTTTCATAAGGAGTAACGGTGAACATTCTGGAGATGCGGAACTACGTTCGTTCCGTCGTCGACATCGACGACGAGGACATCTCTGATGATGTTCTGAACCGTTTCCTGGGCGAAGGCTACGACACGATCGTTTATAACGAGAAGCGTTGGCCCTTCTACGAAGTTGAAACGACATTTTCGACAGTCGCTGATCAGAAGGATTACACGATTGCCGAAGTGGGGGTATCTGTTACGAACGGATTGCGTGAAATCAATGCGTTGCGGACAGATAACCATGTGTTGACCTTTGTTGGCCGCGACGAGGGTGATGTGGTGTATCCGTTGGAATCGGACAGCACGGGCGATCCCTGGTGGTGGTCGTACTGGGCGGAATCTGTCAGATTGTATCCGACTCCTACTGGTGTAACGTCGGTTACGGTGCGGGGTTATAAGAATCCGACAGCGTTTGGGGCGGGATCGGCGGACACTGTGTCGCCATCGGATCTGCCTGATCCGTTTCATATTGTGATCGCTACATACGGGTTGGGGCGGGCCTATGAGCAGCAGGAAGATCCTGAGATGGGGCGGCAATACTTTTCGATCTTTAACCAGGAGTTCGATAGTCTGAAAGCCCGTTATGCGGACATGCCGGCGCCGCAGCCTGTGCTGTTGAATAGCCGCAGTGCGACGCGTTGGCGTTCGCAGGTGATTCTTCCGAATCGTCTGCGGTACGGCTGGGAGTAGCGATGCCGCGCACCTTCAAGTTGGAGGCTCTGGAATCTTTTTCTGGTGGGCTGAATCTGCGCGCTGACCAGTTCAACCTGGGCAGCACAGAATCTCCCGACATGCTGAACGTAACCGTCGACCCGCGTGGTGGCATCGCCATGCGGAAGGGCGTCAGCAGACGCAACGTGACGGCCCTGGGGGCCGATGTGAAGGGCATGTGGGGGTTCCATACCGAGTCTGGTACGAACCAGTTGATGGTCAATCACGGGACGGCTGTGGCGCATTCTGTGTCAGGGGACTTTACGGCTTTGACGAACATTACTGCTCGTACTGCCGGTTCGCGTGTGTACGGGGTGACGTTCAACGATGTGGCCTACGGGGTGTCATATGATAAGCCGTCGTTTAAGTGGGATGGTTCAACGGATGCCGATTTGGGGACGACTTGGGATTCAGCCGGCAACATGCCGAAAGCCCAATATATTGCTGTGTGGAATAATTTTGTTTGGTTGGGGGGAACCTATGAGGGGTCGGCATCGAAGTATCGGGTGCGTTGGTCGAATATCGATACGGCTGAAACGTGGACCGCCAACGACTATGTGGATGTCAACAAGGGGGAAGACGGCGATTACATTACGGCCTTGGTGCCTCATGGCGACAGGTTGATGATTTTCAAGTCGAACAGTGTCTATGCCATCTTCGGGTTCGATTCAGACTCGTTTCAGGTGACGACGTTGTCTCAGCGCGTCGGCAGCATCCCCTTGTCATCCCCTGTGTCGACACCGTATGGGGTGTTTTTCTGGAACGCTCACGACGGACTCTATGTGTATGATGGGGAACGGTTCAGGTGGTTGTTCTCTCGGATGCAGCCCGCTATCGACGATGGGCGGATTGGGTTCGCCAATCCGCCGCAGTTGACCTGGGGCAACAACAAACTGTATGTATCAGTCGACTGGGTGTTGGCGGGTGCTACGACGGTGCGGCGTACTCTGATCTTTGATCCGTCGCTGGGAGATGAGGGTGCCTGGACGTTGACCGACATTGATGCCGGCCCGTTGTATACGTTGCGGCCACCGAACGGGGATCCTGTTGTAATGGCTGGCTGTGTGGCGAATACAGGCAGTGTGATCCATGTGGACGATGAGGATGATCGGGTCACGGACAATTATCTGGCGTCCACAGAGGTGCATATCAATTCGCATTTCCGAACGCCGTGGGTGGAGGGCAAGAATGCGATTGTGAAGAAGCGGTGGGGGAAGCCGCGGATGATTACGTTGGCTAAGTCGTCGATTACGTTGGGGGTGAAGATTTACAAGGATTATGACACTGCTGAGGCCAGGAAGGCGTTTGTGGTGGAGATTGCGGGGCGTACTTCGTCGTCCCTGTGGGGTACGGCGGTGTGGGATGATTCGGCGGTGGGGTCGGCAACGATAGCGATTTGGGGAACGGATGCTGAGGCGGTCGTGGCTGATGTGAAGCGTTTGCCGACTCTTGGGACAGCAAAGGCTATAAGTATGAGGATCGATGGACCGACGGTGACGGATAATTCGTGGGAAGTGAACGCTTTGGCGTTTACCTATACGCCGAGAAGACTGAGGTAACAGCATGGCAACCCTGGCAGTAACGAACGACTTTAGCGCAGGTGCTGCGATTGTCGCTTCGGAAATGAACACGAACTTCACAGATATTGAGACGTTTATCAATTCGACGCCAGGTGTGTTGCAGTTGACTGGTGGCACGGTGACTGGTGCTGTTACGTTGAGCAATACGCTGACTGTGGGGGTTGACGATACGGGTTACGATGTCAAACTGTTTGGTGCGACGGCAGGCTCCTACACCTTGTGGGACGAGTCGGAGGACGAGTTGCGCCTTATTGACTCGCTGCTCGTCGTGGGCAATACGACCGACGCCGTGGACATGGGCCTCGTCGGCGGCGTGGCGACCATCCGCGGGATCAACGTCGGGGCGAGCGCCTACAACGACCTGTCGATCCGTAGCGCCTCGGGCACGCAGTTGTACCTAGACACCGCTGGCCTCGTCGGCATCGGTCGAACGCCGACAGATTCGATGAAACTGGACATCGAAACAACCAACGCCGCGACCTACGCCCGCCTCCGCATCACCGACACCTACTCGTCCTACTCGCCCGCCGCATGGTACATCGAAGGCGGGTCGAACACCTTCGCTGGTGTGTTCATGGGCGACAGTGGCGATGTGGACATCGGGTCGATGCTCTACTACAACACCGACAACTCGCTCAGGTTCACGGTCAACGCCTCTGAGCGGATGACGATTGACTCGTCGGGCACAGTCGATGTTGTCGGCACGTTCACCGCAGGCACCAAGACATTCGACATAGCGCACCCGACCAAGGGCGGAGACTGGCGGCTCCGCCATGCTTCCGTTGAGGGACCACGAAATGACCTGATCTACCGTGGGACTGCCACTCTGTCTGGCGGTACGGCAACCGTAGACCTTGATGCCGACTCTGATATGACCGATGGAACGTGGGAGGCGCTTTGCACGAACCCGTGGGCGATGGTGGCCTCGTCGGGTAATGCGGTGGAGTGGTCGCTGTTCGGCAAGACCCTCACCATCACCTCCGACACCGCCGACGCCGTGTGTTCGTGGATGGTCATTGCCGAACGCCATGACGCGCACGTTATGGCCGACGATTGCGCTATCACCGATAACGGCCATTTGATCGTCGAATACGAGCGCGAAGCATCGCCGCCGCCCGCACCGCCCGAAGAAACCGAGTAATGGGTATCGAATGGGTCGGAGCAATCGGCGCTACAGCAGCAGCGATAGTGACTGGCCTGTTCAATCTGGTACGCAAAACTGTGCGGGAAAACACGGAACA